GACATGAAGATGAAGCTCTACTTCGCGAAGTTCGATGCGCCCCGCGTGATGGTGGAGCTCACCGCACTGCAACTTGCGGGCGGGATTCTCGACATCGACATCCTGAACGAGGGCATCACGCCGCCTGCCTGCCGGCTGGATTTTGAGGTGCAGATCAACGGTGCCTGGATCGCGCTCGATGCGCCGCCGAACGGGCCGAACCTCTCCGGGCTTCCGGCCATCCTGCCGATCCGCGCGGTTCTGACCGGCACCTCCGACCTCATGCCGGGCTTCGGCCTGACGGTCTCGCAGGCAACGGTGAGCCGCACCAAGACCTCCTTCACCTGGGTGGGTACAAAGCGGACGCTGGGTTCGCCGAGTACCAGCATCAAGATCATCATCGACCTGCAAGGCTACGACGAGGCGAAGCACGACTGCACGGTTTCGCTCCTGACCGGTACCACGCTGTTGGGGACCGAGACCGCCGATGCTGTCGAAGACCAGATCCAATCCGACGGCACGCTCCGGCGAACAGCAATATTCAACGTGACAAGCGTTTCGGACTACGCGGTGAAGATCGTCGGCTCGACCACGACGGCGGCGGAGACGTTCCACGTGGCGGAATTGATCGAGTTCGCCAACACATAAGGGAGCCTGGCACATGGCAAAGAGTCCGACCCACTATCGTCTGACCGTCAACCGGCCCGTCACGGCATCGGGCATGAACTTCAATCCCGGTTCCAGATATACGGTCAAGGCCGCTGTTCACGACGCGATCAGGGAAGCGGCGGCGGATGCCATTGCGTCCGCCGATCCCATGCGCATGGAGTAGGGCACAATGCTGAGGTTCGAGGACCTTCGCGTCCGGGATCAACAGGAGCTGGACCGCGACTTCTTCAACCGCCGCTTCCGTCTGATCGCTGAGACCTTCGGGCAGCTTGGGCAGGAGGTGGCCTCCGTCACCGGAGATACCGACCGCCTCGTGGCACTCGGCCTGACCCGGGTCAACGAAGTGCTCGGACCTCTTCTCTCGAAGGTTCAGGCCGTATCCGAGAGCGGGTTCCTGGTCGCCACGTCGGAAACACCTCTCACGGTTACGACCGGTTTGCAGTCGACGCTCGCCATCACCGATCCGGCGCAGCGCGATCTCTTTTCGCCGACGCCTTATGTGCTGCTCACCCGGCAGGCTGACGGGACGCAGGACGATTATGCCGTGCTGCGCGTCCAAGATTTCAACCGCACCAATGGCGGGCTTGCCTTCGAGGTCATCCTCGTCAATGGCGGCATCGGGGATGCTGCGCATGATGACTGGGTGATCTCGGCCACCGCGGGCATCAGCGTGGCGGTGCTCGAGGCAGCGACGGCGGTCCAGGCGACCCTGGCGCTGGCGCAGCAGGCCGCCGAGGAGGCGGCGGAGGCAGCTGCGACGGCGGAAGCCGTTCTCGCAAGCGGCCCCGTCTCATCGGTCAACGGCAGGACGGGTATGGTTGTGCTCGGCATGTCCGACATTGCCGGGCTCGTCTCCACGCTCGCCGCAAAGGCGGATGGCACGCACGGCCACACCATCGAGCAGATATCCAACCTTCAAACGACGCTCAGCGCCATCACCGATGGCGGCGCTTACTGAGGAACGGAAACATGCCGCAATCGCTCATCACGCAGGTTTCGCAGAAGCTCTCCATTGCCGGTGTCAAGGACATCGAGGTGACGGGGATTGTCGAGGACGGCGCGGGCGGTTGGGTGCGCGCGGTGCGTTTTTATGGCACGCCTGCCTCAGGCACGAACAAGTTTCTGGTCCTTGAAGTTTTCCTGCAGTCCGCAGAGAAGGCCGAGCTCGCCATCACCACGCCCGAGATCGACTTCTGATCCTGGCTCATCGCCTTTTCTGATCTCAATCCGAACCGCAAACACCCGTCCCGCGGTCATCCCGTGCGGCGGGCTTTCTGCAATGGAGACATCCCATGTCCGATCCGACCTTTGGCATTTCGATCACGCGGATCGACAACGAGCCGCGTCCCGCCGTCTACAGCGACATGTCGGTGGTGGGCCTCATCGGCACCGCGTCCGACGCCGATGCTGCGGTGTTTCCGCTGGATACGCCGGTGTTCCTTTATTCCGACGATGCGGCGAAGCGTACTGCGCTCGGAACGGAAGGCACCATCTCGGACGCGCTGACCCTGATCAATGCCCAGCTGGGTGAGTTTCAGGTGGCGGCCAAGGTCGTGGTGGTGCGCGTGGAGGAGGGCGGGACGGTCGCGGAGACCATCGCCAACATCGTGGGCGACGGCATTTCGACGGGGCTCGAAGCCTTCGTGCAGGCGGGGCCGCTGCTCGGCATCATCCCCAGGCTGTTGTGTGCGCCCGGGTTCACCAGTCAGCGGCAGGGAACGGATGCCAATGCGGTCTGCGCAGCGTTGCCTGCAATCTGCAATAAGCTCCTCGCCCACGCCGTGGTGGACGGGCCCGCCACCACCGAACAGGCAGCCATCGACTGGCGAGAGACGATTTCCTCGAGCCGCCTGATCCCGGTCGATCCGGCTGTCCGCGTCATGGCGGGAAGCGAGGTGGCTGTGATGCCGCTTTCGCCCGCCGTCATCGGCATCGGTGTCCGGCGCGACCACGAGAAGCAGGGCCGTCCTTTCCACTCCTGGGCCAACCAGCCCGTGCACGGGATCGTCGGGCCGTCGCGGCCGATCAACTTCTCGCTCACCGATGGCGCCACCGAGGGCCAGCGTTTGCTGTCGCACAATGTCGGCGTGCTGCTGCGCGGCGAGCTCGGCGTTGAGACCGCCATCGCCTCCGGCGGCTTCGTCTATGTCGGTTCCGACAATGCCGGGGAGGACGATCTCTGGCGCTTCTACAACGTCACGCGCGGGCGCGATTACATCCACCTGATGTTCCTGCGCACGCTGCGCTTCTATCTCGGGCGCTTCAACCTCACGGGGCAGACCATCCAGGCGGTGCTGAACACCATGGGCTTTGCCATGCGCGACCTGAAGGCCGACGGCGACATCCTCGGCTACGAGGTCAAGTTCACGCGCGACCAGAACTCACCGGAGGAACTGCGGCAGGGCCGCTTCACCGTGAACTTCGCCGCCGAGGAGGCGCCGGTACTGCGCTACCTTGGCATCCAGTCCGCCCGCTACCGGCCGGCCCTCGACGCGCTGCTCGACGACCTGCTCGCGCAGGTCGATGCCGTCACCGGGTGACGCAGCACGCAATTCAGCCATCACCGAACCTGAAAGGAAAGCATCGTGACCGGACTTTTTGTCATGGAGGCGGGGAACCTGTTCTGCGGCGATCACGACCCCACCGCCTCGAAGCATCTCACGCTGGCCGAACTCAAGCTGCCGACACTGCAGGAGATGTACCAGGACCACCACGCAGGCGGCTCCCGCGTCCAGATCGAGGTGGCGGTCGGCATCCAGAAGCTCGAGCCCACCTTCAAGCTCAATGGCTGGGACCCGGATCTCCTCACCCAGTTCGGCCTCGGCTCGTCGCGCCAGAAGGTGTTCACCGCCTATGGCGTGATCCGCGACAAGCGCACCGGCATCGCAATCGAGTCCAAGGCCATCATCGAGGGCCGTCTCGGCAAGATCGAGCCCGATGCCTTCCAGCGCGGCGAGTTGCAGGGGCACGAATACGCCATCAACGAGGTGATGCACTACGAGCTCTGGTTCAATGAGAAGGAAAAGCTGTTCTGGGACTTCTTCTCCTCCGAGTGGCGCCTCGATGGCATCTCACAGAACGATGATGAGCGCCGCATCCTGCGCGTCCAGCGCTGATAGCCGAAATACCAGAAGGTGCCCGGAAAATCCGATGTTGTTGCAGCTTTCAATGCAAACGTGAGGGGTTGGGCGACCTGCGGCCACCGCGACGTGGCAGAAACCAGAGCAAGACCAGCACGCCAATGAGTTCGACAACCGACTGAAAGACGATCACCACCGTGGCCGCTTGCCATTCCGGCGCCAACGCGAGTGATAGTGGCAATACGACAAAGCAATTCCGGGTGCCAAACGACAGCGCAAGGGCGCGGGTGGCAGGTTCACCCATGTGCAAGCGCGCACCCATCCAAAGTCCGAGTGCCACAGACAGAACCAGATAGGCCACAAAGACGCCGGTGACCGCGCCCAACACCGGCAGTGCCGCGAGGACCGTTTGCACTTGTGAAGCGGCAATCAGAAATACGACGACCCCAAGCAACGGAACCGGCGCCCATCCAAATGCAGCGATCGCCATGTTGCGCCCCGACCGCTGCTGGCTCCAACGCTCCAGCAGCCAGGCGCCAGCGAGGGGCAGCAGGATCAGGGTGACGAAGACGGTCGCTATTGGGCCTGCGGCAAAGATTTCCAGAAACCCGCGCCCCATGAACAGCCAAAGGAACACAGGCAACAGCGCGAGTTGCACCAGCAGGTTGATTGGCGTGACTGCAATGGCCCGACCCGTGTCGCCACCCGACAAATGTGTGAATGTGATGAACCAGTCGGTGCAGGGCACCAGCAGCACCATCAGCACCCCCAGCCTGACTGCGGGATCATCCGGCAGAAACCAGGCCAGCCCCCAAACGAGCAGCGGAATGACAAGGAAATTCCCTGACAGGATGGCTGCCATGAACCGGCGATCCCGGAACCCCTCGGCCAGATGGATCAGGGGTACCTGCGTGAAAGTCGTGAAGAGGAGGAGGCCCAGCACGGGCCAAAGCGCTGCCTCGAAAGTCGTCGCCAGATCGTCCAAAGCAATGCCGACGCCAAGACCTGCGGCAATCGCTGCGAGGTAGATCCATACCTGGTGGCGCTCAAGGGCTGCGCGGGTCATGTTGATCCTGTTCGATTGGTCCGGCTTGATTGCAGTATCAGAAAACCATTCATTTTCGGTCTGAACTGAGCCGTGTGCGACGAAATTCCCACCGCACCCGGCACTCGAAATCCACCCGATCACCCCGCTCGGAGTTTGCATCCTCCGGGTGATCCGTGAAACCGGACCCTTGCCGCGTCAACATGATGATGTTCATGGGACAGGCTGAGTTCGCGACGGTAAAAAAAGCGAATTGCTTGGGAATATAGAGACAAATCCAAGCTCTGGAGAGACCTGATGAATGAGTCCGCCCGCGTGAAGCTCGCCCACCCGTTCAAGATCGGCGAGAAGTCTGTTTCGGAGGTCAGCATCCGCCGCCCGAAGGTGAGAGACCTCCGGGCGATGGAGAAGATGCGCGATCCCGGTGCGACGGAACTCGACCAGAGCATCGCCATGACAGCCACACTTTGCGATCTGCCGCCCGAGGCCATGGACGAGATGGATGCGGCCGACTTCGCGGCGATCTCCGAGGTGCTGGGCGGTTTTTTGCCCAAGGCCCCGGCGTGAGCGGTTGGCGCGGCGTCGTTGCGGACACCGCGCATGTGCTCTCCACGCCGGTGACCGCCTTCGACGACATGGAGTGGACCGAGCTGCTGCTGTGGCATACCGAAGCCCGGCGTATCGCCGGAGGAAGATGAGCTTCGAGGCCCAGAAAGCAAGTTTCTACAACCTGACTGATCAGCCCTGAGCACGTCTCATCGCCGGGCAGTCGAAGGCTCCCGGTCATCCATCGCGACAAATATCATGATCAGGCCGATGGAGCCGATAAAGCGGAATGCTGCTTGCTGCCCGTTCCAGATCTGCGATTGCCACATCTGGAACCACTCGCCGCCAACGACCATGAAGGTCATGAACCAGAAGCCTACCCCTGCGGCCAGTCCAACGATCGCGATGGTCTTCGCGTCGTTGAATGCCGCTGCCGGGGCCCGGAGAACCGCCAAGAGCCGCAAGGCGCCAGTAATGCAGATCACGCCGATGGATATCTCTGCTGCGATGATCATCCAGTAGCCCGCCTGGTGAAACCGTGGATCGGTCAATGCACGGCTCGCGCGGACGGCATTGTCCGGGAACGTCGTGTCCATCGTCAGGACATGCTGAACGAACATGAAGTTGCTGCCGTAGTCGACAATGTTGTTGTAGCCGACGAGCAGGCAGAACACCCCTGCCGACAGAATGAGCAGGATCTTTGCGAGCCGAACCGTCATGCGGCTTCTCCCCAGCCAGCTGCCTTGCACCCGTCATAACCGCGCGGATGACGATTGCAAGAGGGTGGGACCGGCTCATCCCACGCGTCGGGGCGCAAGCCTGATGACCGTGGACGGCAGCATGAACGCGCAGGAGAGTTTGACCGGTGACCAGCCAGACCACCCAGCTCATCGTCGAACTGCTCGACCGGGTCTCGGGTCCGGCACGCGGCGTGGCGAACAGCCTGCGCGGCATCACCCGCACGGTGAAGCAGGCGACCTCCGGCCCGATCACCATGGCCGAGAGACTGGACGCTGCCATCACCCGCAACAACCGGGCCATCGATGCCGCGCGCGGGCGGATGCTCGATGCGGTCGGCACCCTTTACGTTCTCAAGGCTGCGCTCACCGCTCCCGTGCAGGCCGCCCAGGAATTCGACCGGGCGCTGGCCGAGATCGGGGCCAAGGGCGACCTCACGGCGGAGCAGATGACGG